CCGCTCCTCGCCCTCGGCGGGCTCCGGCGCCGACATATCCGGCTCCGGCTCGCCATAGGTGGGGTCATACTTGACCCGCGCGAACCCGGCGCCGGGCAGGAGCCGGTCCTCGACGACCGAGCGCAGCACGGAATCGATGTCGTGCCGGTCACAGAGGTAGGTGAGCGTGCGCTCGATGATGAGCGCGGCCTGCCTCACGACGCTCTCGTCCTGGTCGATGAAGCGGGCCGAGATGTCGGGCTTCGGCGTCCGGGCGTAGAGCGTCGGCTTCAGGACGCGGACATTGGCCCAGAGGACGTTGAACTTGCTCCGGCTCTTCGCATTGTCCGGCCGCTCGTCGCGATAGCGGCGGATGACCTTGCGAGCCCGGCGGCGCCAGTTCTGCTGGTCCTGCTCGGCAAGCTTCTCCTGGGCGAGCCAGTAGGAGACGACGTCGCGGGGTGAGCGCGTCGCCTCCTTGCGGGTCTCGATGGTGCCGGCGTCGATCGCTTCGGCCATTCGTTAGCGCCAGCGCTCCGCCGTAACGCGGCCGGCCGTGATGTGGACGCCCCACGAGCCGACATTGAGATACCAGCCGCCCGCCGCCGAGCGATAGAGGCGCAGGCCGAATGGGATGAGCAGGCGCCACCGGAATCGGCTCATCGATCAAATCCTCTCCCGCCGCCCGGCCATGCTCATGTCGTGCTGGCGGATGACGTCGGCGTAGGTGGGCTGCGCGGTGATCGGCTGCGGCCCCGGCTTCGGGCGCTCGCCCTTCGACATCTCGGCGAGCATGCGGCCGATGAGCGAGAGGACGTCGACACCGTCATCGGTGCGCCCGGCTGGGAACGTCAGAAGCTGCCGCACGAGCGGGTCGACCCAGGGCGCATGAGCAGGCAGATAGAGCTTGCCCATCGCCATCCGCCCGCGGATCGCCTGCGCGCGGGTCGGCTTGTCGGCCGACGAGGTGTACTGCTCGCGCCAGACGTAAGCCTGTCGTTCGTTCTGCCGCTTGAGCAGGAACGGCCCGACGCCCTTGGCGATCTGGCCCGCCTCTTCCGCCCATTTGAGCGGCTTCCATTTGCGGACGAGGTCGCAGAACACCTCGACCCAAACATCGGATGCCGCCTGCTCGCGCCACCAATCGACGACGTAGATGTTATCGAGCGCGTCGACGCCGACGACGCCGTGCTCGGTGAAGTCGCCGCCGTCCGCGGTCACGGCGTAATCGGACGCGCCGTAGATTTTCAGCGTCGAATGCGTCGGCAGCTCGTCGTACCAGCGCAGCCATTCGCGCTTGAAGTAGTCGCCCTCCTCGGGCGTCGGGCGCTGCTGGTAGAGCGCCGTCCAGCGTCTGCGGTCGCGCTGCGCCTCGGCGAACATCGCGGGCGTGAACCACTCGGGCCAGAGCGGCTCGCCAATCTTCCGGCCCAGCGGGTCGTTTTCCTCGGCCAGCGCGGGAAGGCTCAGCACCTCCCATTGCTCGCCGCCCTTCTTCGCCTCCTCGATCAGCCAGCCAGCAAGATCATCCTCGTGCCAGCGAGTCATGATCAGCACGACCCAGGCATCGGGCTTGAGGCGGGTCCAGAAGTCGTCCTTGTACCAAGCCTTGACCTTTTCGCGGACGGTCTCTGATTCGGCCTCCTCGCGGCCCTTCACGGGGTCGTCGATGATCGCCCCGTCGGCGCGGTTGCCGGTGATCGGGCCGCCGACGCCGACCGCGATGTACTCGCCGCCACGCTCCGTCGCCCACCGGTTCGCAGCGCCGGAATTCGACGCGACGCCGAAGCCGAAGATCGCCCGGTAGTCCTGGCCCGCGACGATGTTCCGCGAGCGCCGGCCCCACTTGTCCGCGAGATCCTGGCCGTAACTCGCGGTGATGATGCCGTGATCCGGGTTCCGGCCGAGGTAGTAGGGCGCGAAATTGACGTTGCCGTAGTGGCTCTTGGCCGAGCCGGGCGGCATGAAGATCATCAGCCGCTTGGTGCGGCCGGCCGCCACGTCCTCGAGCTTGTCGATCAGTAGCCGGTGATGGCGCGCCGGCGGGAGCGCCGATATCCGCTCAATGAACCCGAGGTAGCTCGCCCTCGCCCGCCGCCTCGCCAGCAGCTCCCTCGCCGCTTCCTGCCGCGATAGCTGCGAGCTCGTCGTCGGTGAAGGCCGAGGGATCGCGTTTGATGCCGATGCTGCCACTGTGGTTCACGTTGTCGCTGAAGATCCCGAGCGTGCGCCCGAGGTCGACGAGCGCCGCCCGCTTGTCGTGGAGCTTGAATTTGACCCGGCGCACATCCCGCGCGTCCTTGCCGCGGCCTTCCTTGAAGTCCTCGACCGTCACCTCGGCGAGCGCCGCCGCCTGGTCTGGGGTCAGCTTCGAGAAGTCGAGGTACGGATCGCCATCCGGCCCGGCCCGCATGTAGTCCTGCATGTTCGCGAAGCCGATCCGGGCGAGCTCGGCAACGACGCGCTCCTTGCTCACGGCGTAGCGATCGATCACGCGCTCGGTGGCTTCCGCCGCGCGCTTGTCGGCCGCGGCCACTACCGGGGCAATGCCGGGGTGCTGCAGGAGCCTTGATGCTTCATCGGCTACGGTCTTCGCGCCTGCCTTGGTGTTGTAGGCGGCCCGGTACGCCTCAGCCGCGTTTCTGCCGTTGCGGAGGTAAGCCTCGACGAAGGCGCGCTGCTTCGCGGTGAGATCGCGGGCCATGGCTCAGATATCTCGGGAATGGCGCGGCCAGTGGCGCAAAAGCGCCGAGGACCGCGTACGGCTGACATCGGTCGGTCGTTGTCCCGGCTCGGGGCCGTTTGATTCTGTCTTTGCCGCCTAAGCGGTCGACAGCGCCGATGTCACGCTGGGATGGCCAGCGCCTCTGGGATGGATATTTCGCGCGTTCCGCCCAGAAAGTCAAGGAGTAGCGCTATGCGGCCCTTGCTATCCGCAAGATATAGGCCCTCGAAGGAGGTGAAGGGGCCGTCGGTGACGCGAAGGCGGGTGCCCTTGGCGTAGAGCGGCCCGCGCTTTCGGGGCGGATTGGGATCGCGGCGCTTGCCGTCGTCGGTGATCTTGAGCGCGCCGCCGTGCTGGTCGATCTCGGCCGCGAGCGCATCGACCCAGGCATCCGCGAGGGTCGCCGGCTTCGTGGGCCCGGCCATGATGACGCCCTCGATCCCGTCGAGTTCCTGGACGACGCCCCAGAACGCCGAGACGAAGCGGGCGAGGACGTAGCCCGGGAACAAGTGTCCCCGCCACTCCATCACCTCGTCGTGCCTGGCGCCGCGCGGGCGGCGGATGCGCCGAACCGAACATAGCGGCAGCCAGCACTCGATGTTGCGCCGCTCTAAGCTCCTCTGGGCCAGAGGTGTCCTCTCGACCGAGAGCACATGCCAACGCATCCCGTCCGACACGCTGACCATCGAATCGTGCATGTGCATCGTCCCCCGAAGATGCGAAAGATGCGTCATTGATCCGGCCCCGCTACCGCTGTTCCATTGCTTTGGCGTCCCGCCCTTCGGGCTCGCGGCGCTCGCCGAGGACCGGCATGGTCGGAGAGCACGTCATGCGGCGCTCCGGCCGAGGAGGTCGCGGACGGCATTTTCGAAGTAGCTAAGCGCACTCGGCGGCGAGCGATTTGCCGCCGACATGGTGCGCATTCGAGCCTCGAAAAGCGCTCGGATCGGCTCGAAGGTCGCGCCATCGGCCAGCCATCGCCGCACTACGACGAGGTCATTGCCGGCCGGGTTGGGACGCGGATCGTTGGGCCAGAAGTGCTTGCGGATCTCGTCGAAGGCCCGGATGAGGTAAACGTCGTCGCCCGGCTGGCTAGCTTGGCTTATGGCCTCTAGCTTCTGGGGCGACGGTGGGCGGCCCGCCACCCCGCCATCCACCCCCTGGGGAGGCGGCTTTTCTTGTTTCTTTCCCGATGCTTGCTTGCCTCTCCTGCTCGTCGGCAAAGTGCCTTCTCGGGCCGCTCTTGCGCCGTCTTTGCGCGCACGTTCCTCGCGGGTCATCCGCCTCGAGTAGATCGTGCCGGTTCGCGTCCGGGAGAAGACGCCGGCCTTTTCCAGTTCGACCAGAAGGTCTGGGACCTGGCTCGGCGGCGCTCCTGCCAAAACCGCTAGCTGCTCGTCTGTCGGTGCGTTGCCATACACGAGTAGGTGGCCGTACGGGTCGGCCTGATGCATCAGCGCTAACATCTCAATCCAGAGCCCCCGCGCTGAGAGGGAGCACATTCGTAGGCGCGGGTCCTGCCGCCAGTCCGCCCAATAGAATTTCGACCAGGGCCGCTCCAATCATGTCCCCCACCGGGCAAGGTTCACCACGCGGCTGCGCTCCGGCTCCCACTTCACCCTGACGGTGTCGGTCGGCCCGCTGCGCCGCTTTGCCACGATGAGTTCGCAGATGCCTTTGTGCTTGGCGACGGCAGCATGCCAGTCGGCTAGGCGACCGGCATGTGCCCCTGATCTGTCGCCGATCTTCTCCTGTGGCTCCGATCTGGCGAGGTAGTATTCCTCGCGATAGACGAAGATCACC